GTTGCTAACAAGGAAAAGGTTAATTTACGATTACGGAAAGATGATATTAGAAATCTATCCGGTGGTAATATCGAAGTAGAAGTTACCCCTGCTAGGGTATATCATTTCCCTGGTAAAGACATTTCGGCGGTTTACCATTCAAGATACCCGGACAAGCAAGATTTAACACATCTGTTTCCTTGTGAGATCCCTCAGGATCGCAATCCAACTAAATGGGTTACTAGGAAACAAACTGGATCAGTTGAAACTGGCACTGCACGCCGTAATGGTATTGCTTCCCGTGTCAGCACTGATAAGACAATGTTTCGAGACTCCACTGTTGTTACATACAAGGAAGAAACAGCTGGTGGTGATTGTATGAAAGTACATATTGCCGATGTTAGAAGTGGCAGTCATATTGTTGGTTTTCATCTTGCAGGGAAGAACTACGCAGGTTATTTATCTACTCTTACAAAAGACGATTTAGAGAAGTGTTACGCATTCTTTGATGATCAACCCACTACTCGCCTGTCAGCCACTATGGGAGATATGGCTACTCAGCTTTATGATAAGGATTTCACTCCCCAACAACCAAAGAATAAGAAATCCACTATTAATTATTTAACTGATGCTGAGATCAATTATTACGGAGACTTACCGGCGTTCGTCACTAGACCTAAAAGCAGTGTAATTAAAAGTCCAATTTCCGACTCCGTAGCATCACATTGTGGTGTTGAAAATAAATATGGAAAACCGGCAAATTGTAGGAAAGATGAGACCCGCGTCCCTTCACAAGCCCCCTACAATAAATATTATTGTGGTGCAGGAAAAGCCACACAAGAATTTCCGTTAGAAGTTCTGGAAATTGCTCAGAATGATTATTTAGATGATTGTACATCGAATAAGAAAATGATGATAGATCTCGTAACTCTTCGTCCTTTGACGGAAATCGAGACTATTTCAGGACAAGACGGAGTTAAATTCGTAGATAGCATGAAAATGTCCACCTCGAAAGGCTTTCCCTTAACTGGGAGTAAAGAGGAAATCATTTCTCATTTAGACCCCGAAGATTACGAAAATATTTCAGATCCTCGTATATTTGATGATATGTTTATGGACGATTGGAGGAAAGCTCGCCAATTGTATTTGGCCGGTCTAAGAGCTTATCCAGTGTTTAAGGCGTGTACTAAAGATGAGCCTACAAAGCTTTCTAAGGACAAAGTACGTGTATTTCAAAGCGCCCCATTAACTCTTCAGTGTATGATCAGGCAATACTATCTGCCAATTGCGGCATGTATGTCTCGTAACCCAATAACGACTGAATGTGCGGTCGGAATTAATTCTCAAGGACCACAATGGAACAAATTAATGAAACATCTCTCGAAATTTGGAAAAGAAAGAATGGTTGCTGGGGATTTTAAAGCCTACGATCAACATATGTCTTCTACTATGACGTCAATCGCATTCTCC